AGCCAAGAGACCTTACGCAAAGTGATATTGATGCCATAGGAACTGTAGATTACGGCAATATGGATGTTGATGTTAAACCAACGCCATATCACGATCCTGACTTCCCTACTTATGAGGTTATTCAGGCACAAATAGAAAACAGTAAAGAAATGCACCTAAGCACATTTTGGGATAGTGATTTCGATACTGCCAACCTTAAAAACAACCTTATCATCAATAAGTTTGTCGGTAGTTGGAACGCTGACTTTGTGGACAGAAAATCAGAACGTC